GCGCACGACGTAAGGCTGCATTGGCTCGTAAAGGCGGCTCGTTCACTAAAACCAGCACGTTTAGGGGCAGCCAGCGCAAGAAGCAAGCGACAGCGAGACGCAGTGGTTACAGCAAAGGCCGGTTCGAGTCAGCCACGAGAACATCCACCACGAGGGGAATCAAGAAACGTCGTCGGAGCTGAACTCTTCCCAGCTTCCGAGGTCTTCCATGACCTCTTGCCAAAAGTCAGGCACCAACAGCAAGTCGCCATCCTCGTCAAGGGTGGCGATTTTTATTGGAGCGGTGTGCATGTTGCCGCAAACCGCAAACACTCTGGCTTCGTTGCCCTCTGCATCAACTGGGGGAATTCGGCCAATAATTTTCCGCAGTTGATTGACCGTGATCCCTTCGCCGTTGTCGATCAGAGGATTCACAGTCGAAATGCCGGGGGCTAGCATGAATTTAGGCTGCTTCAATCCAATGCCCAGAGGCCCTGGTACTTACGGCTCCAAAGTGGGTCGGCCCCCAAAAAAGAAAAAAGGCAAGAAAAAGAAGTGATGGCACGTAAGCGGCGTCGCGTTCCAAAGGACAAAGCCACTGGCCTGCCCAAAAAGTACCTGTCAGGTGCGAAGAACCGCGCTGCCAAGGCCCGTGAAATCAAGCGAACCGCTGAGGCTTACAAGCGCGGCGAGTTCATCGACATCAAAGCCGTTTCAGCATCGAGGGCCAAACAAGGTGGCACCAAAAAGAAAACCACTAAGCGAAAGCGTAAAAAAGGCTCTTCGTAAAAAGGCTGAGGGCACCCGCTTCACCTACGGCCAGCTGGCCGCCGTGTACAGGCGCGGCCAGGGCGCATACCTTGGCAGCGGGTCTCGAAACGTCCCGATGGCTGCTTGGGCAATGGGCCGTGTCAACAGTTTTATCTCAGGCAAAGGCGGAGCGCGCAAGGCCGACGCTGATCTGTTGAAGAAGGGCAAGAAAAAGAAATGAAGCTCACCACCCGTCAAAAAAATGCTTTGAAACGGCACCAAGAGGCGCATGGGCACACCAAGGCGCACATGGACTTTATGAAGCGCAAGATGCGTGAGGGCATCAGCTTCACCAAGGCGCATCGTTTGGCTATGAGCAGGAAAGGCAAATGAGCATCAAACGCGGTGGCCATACGTTTCAAGGCTTTGATAAGCCCATCCGCACGCCGAACCATCCGAGCGGTAAGTCTCACGCTGTTGTCATTAAGGAGGGTGGCAAACCGAGGCTCATTAGGTTCGGAATGCAGGGTGCTGATACGAAACGTCCGCGCAAAGGTGAGAGTGCTGCGGATAAAGCTAAACGGGCTGCATTCAAGAAGCGCCACGCGAAAAACATCGCGAAGGGCAAAACGTCGGCGGCTTGGTGGGCGAATCGGGTGAAGTGGTCTTGAGCCAGTTACAGTGAGCGTGAAATTAACCTTACGGGTTATCAATGTCTGAAGAGCAGAATCTGGAGATTACGTCTCCCGCAGCTCCGAACAATCCCGAGCTGGATGCACTCAAGAACAGTATCCAAGCGTTGGAGAAAAAGAATTATGAGCTGATTGGCAAGCTCAAGGAAGCAAAAACAATTCCTGACGGTGTTGATGTTCAAGAGTTGCTTGAGTTCAAGCGCAACGTTGAGCAGAACAAACTTGAATCAGAAGGCAAGTACACCGAGGCGCGTCAGGCTCTTGAGCAGCAGTTCCGCGAGGCTGCTGAAGCCAAGGACAAGCGGATTGCTGAGCTTGAAGCACGAGTCCGCGAGCTTGAGCTGATTGCACCTGCGAACACAGCATTGGCCGATGTTGTGCATGATCCCAGCATCGTATTCAAGGCGGACCTGCTGAAGCCGGATCAGATCGAGCGCGAGGCTGATGGCACTGTTGTTGTTGTCAATGGCTATGAGCGCAAGCCGATCAACGAGTGGGCCAAGACTTTGCCCAGCTACATGCAGAAAGCACCCAAGCCGGTGGGTAGTGGCGCACCTTCTGGGCGCATGTCTGGGGAAAATAATTACGCAGGGAAGAACCCGTTTTCTGCTGAAACGTTCAGCCTCACAGAGCAGGGACGTTTATTTAGGCAAGATCCTGACCTTTATCAGAGGTTGAAAGCTGCGGCTAACCGTTAATATGCGGAATA